CCGCCCCGCGCCCGCGTGCTCGGGGTCCAGACCCCCAACGCCGACGCCACGCGCGACCAGCGCCTCCCCCGCCCGGGGCATGCCATCGTGCGCCGCTACAAGGGCGAGACGCTGCGGGTCACGGTCCTGTCGCAGGGCTTCGAGTTCCGCGGGGAGCGCTACGACTCGCTCTCCGCCATCGCCAAGGCGGTCACGGGATCGCACGTCAACGGCTACCGGTTCTTCCGGCTGCTGAAGGAGGCCGCGTGATCAAGCCGAGGCGCTCGAGCAATCCCGAGCCCGCCGCGCGCAAGACCGTGCGCTGCGCGATCTACACCCGCAAGTCGACCGAGGAAGGGCTCGACCAGGACTTCAACAGCCTCGACGCCCAGCGCGAGAGCGCGGAGGCGTACATCAGGAGCCAGTCGCACGAGGGCTGGAAGCTCGTTCCCACCCGCTACGACGACGGCGGCTTCTCCGGCGGCAACCTCGAGCGACCGGCGCTCCGGGCGCTGCTCGACGACATCAAGGCTGGCAAGGTGGACTGCGTCGTGGTCTACAAGGTGGACCGCCTCAGCCGGTCGCTGATGGACTTCTCGAAGCTCGTCGAGGTCTTCGAGGCGCACGGGGTCTCCTTCGTCTCGGTCACCCAGCAGTTCAACACGACGCACTCGATGGGCAGGCTGACGCTGAACATCCTGCTCTCCTTCGCGCAGTTCGAGCGCGAGATCATCGGCGAGCGCATCCGCGACAAGCTCGCGGCCCACAAGCGCAAGGGCAAGTGGACCGGCGGGAGGCCGGTGCTCGGCTACGACGTCGACCGAACCGTCCGCAGCCCGAGGCTGGTGCTGAACCAGACCGAGGCCGCCCATGTCCGGGAGATCTACGAGATCTACCTTCGGACGGGCTCGCTGATCGAGTGCACGCGCCAGGTCGGCCAGCGGGGCTTCGCCACGAAGAAGGTGCTGATGCGAAACGGCCGCATCACCGGCGGCGCGCCATTCTGCCGGAGCACCCTCTACGCGCTGCTCGTCAATCGCATCTACCTCGGCGAGGTCGCGCACAAGGGGCAGTGGTTCAGGGGCGAGCACCCCGCGATCATCGACGCCGAGACCTTCGAATCGGTGCAGGCGCTCCTGCAGAAGAACGGCCGCCTCGGCGGGAACGACTTCAGGAATCGCTACAACGCGCTGCTCAAGCGCATCCTCCGCTGCAAGCACTGCGACTCCGCGATGACGCACGTGTTCCAAGGACGGGATCCACGCAAGTACCGCTACTACACATGCGCCTCCGCGATGCGGCTCGGCCGCAAGACCTGCCCGCATCCCACGCTCCCGGCGACGGAGATCGAGCAGCTCGTGGTCGACGAGCTCCGCCGGTACTGCAAGCGACCCGACGTGAAGCGCGCCGTGCGGGCGTCGCTCGCCCGCGGTGGGCGTCCGTCCGACGGCAGGCTCGCTGCCCTCCTGGCCGACTTCGAGGCGGTGTGGGCCACGCTCGAGCCGCGGGAGCAAGTGGAGCTGGTGAGGCTTGCGATCGGCCGGGTCGAGTTCGACAGCAGCGACTCGAGCATCGAGGTGGTCTTCCGCGGCGAGGACCTTTGCGACGACAAGGAGCAGAGCGAGGAGGCGGCATGATCAGCGTGAAGCGGCGGATCGAGGTCAAGAACACCCCCACGGGGAAGCGGCTCGTCGTGGCCTCCGCGGCCCCTCGGCCGGAGCCCCCGCCGCCGGAGGTGAAGGTGGCGAGCGTGGCGAGGCTGCTAGCCCTGGCGATCCACCTCGAGGGTCAGATCCGCGCGGGAGCGGTCCGCGACCAGACCGCGCTGGCCCGCCAGCTGAAGGTCACCCAGCCCCGGATGACGCAGATCATGAACCTGACGCTTCTGTCGCCGTCGATTCAACGCCAAGTGCTTGCGCTGAAGGACGTTAAGGGGAAGCGGGACCGCGTCAACGAACGGAGGCTTCGCCGGATCGCCGGGGAGCCCTGCTGGTCCAGGCAGGCGGAGATGTGGGCAGGGATCGGGCTGTAGACAGGTTTTCCCAACGATTATTGGCGTACCAAACAAATACCGAGCATTCGGTATCCTGCCCGGGCTCTTCAAAACAGATCACGCCACGGGGACCCCGAGAAGCGTTGTCCGCGACTGCCAACGGAGGCAGCGCGGTGAGGTCACGCGCGTGAGCAGCCTTCCGGTGAAACGACATGACGACTTTGGGCGATCGATCGGCACGCCTCGGCAACTCCCCCGCACGCACCTCGACGGTCTTCATCGTCGCGAAGGACCCGGAGACCCACTTCGGCGACACGAGGCCTGCATTCGCAGGCCACGGAGCCGTGCTGCTCGAGGTGGAGAGCCGAGAGTTCTACGAACATCTCGCCGATCTGATCGCCGACGAGCAGCCAGAGCTCGCCGAGTGCATTGTTCCCTTCCACAGCGTGGAGCTAAAGCCCGGGGCGATGATTCGCGCGCGGAAAGAGCTGGCTCGGACCGAGGCTATCGCTGCGAACCTTGGATGTCCCGAGTTCGGCACGCGTGACCCTGGCTTCCGTCTGATCGCAGAGACATCGAAGGCGATCGCATCGCATGTCGAGGACTTGAAGGAAGTCCTTCCCGAGATCATGAAAGGCTCAGAGCGACGGCTCGCGAACCTGCGGAGGCATGCACAGGTCGTTCGCGAATGCTGGAAGCTCCTGAACGACGCAAGCGGCTGCTACTCAAGCGGGATGATCTATGTTCCCCACCCGCTAACCAAGGAGATCGAGTCGATCTGCATGCTGCTGGAGCAATCGATGCCGGAACTCGCAGAGTGCGATTTCCACGAGGCTGGCAAGAAGGCGATCGATGCGATGGTGGATTCGATCACCTGTGTCGACCCTGACGGCCGAGACATCATGAACGAGTACATGTTCAATGAGATCCAGATTGCGGAGCAGTTCATTGCTCGGCTCTCGATTCGCTTCGGCGATAGCAGGGATCTTCTGACCGCAGAGGATCGCGCGGCATTGGATGCGACTCGACACACGATCTCGCAGCACGTGAAGCGACGCGAGCGTGCGAACAAGAAGGCTGCGCGGAGGCAGTCGTCATCCTCCGACCCCCTGACCGACCTCCTCGGCAAGCTTGGCGGGGGGAAGAAGGCCGCCACGGTCCCGACTGCGCCGCCGCCACCCGCGTCTCCACCGGCCACGTCGTCCACCGCCTCGACTCTGGAAAGCGAGCCAGTGCCGAACAAGAACGACTTGACGATCGACGTAGACCAGATGACGGTCCACTGCAATGGCGAAACCGTAACGCTCGACGGCCTGAAGCATCGCAGGTTCAAGCTGCTTCAGCTTCTTCTGAAGCGACCGGGAGTCGCTGTGAGCCACGAAGTCCTCTGCTCGCGCGGCAATCCCTGGCACGGGAATCTCACCGACAAGGTCACCGATGGCGCGATCAAGTCAATCGTCCGTGAGCTCAAGAAGGATCTCGCGCCGCTCGGCAAACTGCCTGTGACCATCAAGACCCAAACGGTCGAAGGCGAGCTTCGGCCCCTCCTGAAGCGAAAGTAGCAGCGATGCTCCCGTGCTGCTCCTGTGTTGCTCCCGCTGCTCCCGAGATAGTCCTGACTTCGACCTGACGCAGTACCTGCGCTGCTCCCTGCTCCCGTGAACCTCTGCTTGCCGACGCCGCATTCCGCGGCGCGTGCAAGCGGAGCACACCATTGAGCAAGCAGAGCAAGCCAGCGAACCCGTCCGATCTCCTCACGCACCCCGCCGTCGTCCATGCGATCAAGCAGGCCGCCCGCCGCCTCTCGAGGCTGAGCGTCTTCCGGCGCGTCGATCGCGAGGACATCATGGCCGACCTCCGCCTCGAGGTCGCGATCCGGCTCCAGGTCTTTGACCCGGCGCTGTCGAGCATCGGCACCTTCTCGACCAAGGCTGCGCACAACGGCGCCGTCTCGATGCTGCGCGCACGGTCCGCCGAGTCGCGTAGCGCCGACTACAGGACCGTGAGCGTCGAGTGCATCGGCCAGGGCGGCTGCTCCTGCGACGCAGCCCTCTCGGATGCGTTCGCCAGGACCACCGGACGGCATCAGCGCGACTTCCGGATGCGCATCGAGCGGGAGGATTCGATCAGGGCGCTCATGGCGACGCTCTCGCCGACGCTCGCGCAGCTCGCCATCGCGCTCTCCGACGGATCGCCCAACTCGGCGTGCAGGCGGCTGGGCATCTCGTACCGGCAGTGCGGCCACGGCATCGAGCAGATCCGGGTCGTGTGCGAATCAAAAGAGATTGGTCCCTGATCGCCAGAAAGCGGAGGACTTTCATTTCGGCTGCGGAGATAGAGGGGTAGAGGAATCAATGCGCAAGACCATCACGATCGCGACCTTCAGCTTCGAGAACCCCGCCCACTTCGTCGCAGGCAGCCAGATCATCGCCATGGTCGTCGAGTGCTGCGAGGGACTGTTCGGCGCCGAGCAGCTCAACCCGGCGATCACCTACCGCATCGGCAAGGATCCGCTCTGCGTCGGCATCTCGCTCGACAGGCCCGAGGGGCAGGCGATGGCGCGCGTGCTCCGGCACATGCTCAAGAAGCAGCTGAAGGCCGATGTCTGGACCGAGGAGACCGTGACGCTCGAGGCGTTCAACCTCCAGCACTGCGGGAGGCGCGACCCCTGAAACGCCTCCTCTCCCTCCTCGCGTCGCTGTTCCCCCACAACCCATCCGACCACCTCCCGCTCGTCCGCACCGGGCAGGGCGCGTTCACACGCGACCTGTGGCCGCACGACCTCGAAGGACCAAGACCCATGACCATCACGACCGACGTCGACCTCCGCAAGATCATCCGCGAGCCTTCGGACACCTACCACGCCAAGGCGAAGGAGAACCTGTCCTCCCACGCCCTCGGCGACTTCCGCCGGTGCCCGGCGCTCTACCGCAAGAAGCAGCTCGGCCTCATCCCGCGCAAGGACAGCGACGCCTTCGTCGTCGGCCGCGCCGCGCACGTCCTGATCCTCGAGGGCCGCGAGCGCTTCGAGGCGGAGTTCGCCGTCGGTGGGCCAGTGAACCCGAAGACGGGGCTTCCCTACGGCAGCGGCACCAAGGCGTTCGCTGACTGGGCCGAGCGCCTGGGCAAGCCCGCGCTCTCGGATGCCGATGCGGCGTTGATCGAGGAGATGGCCGCGGGCGTCCGTCGCCACGAGATCGCGTCGTCGCTCCTCGCCGACGGCGTCGCCGAGGGCGTCGTGCGCGCTGAGTACGCGGGCCACGCGTGCCAGGCGCGGATCGACTGGATCAACCCCTCGGGCGGCGCGGGCATCGTCGACCTGAAGACCTGCGACCGCATGGACAGCTTCGAGTTCGACGCCCGCGCATTCGGCTACCTGCACCAGCTCGCCTTCTACCGCGCCGTACTCGAGGCGGCGACCGGCGTCGAGCTTCCCGTCCACATCGTCGCGGTCGAGAAGCGCGAGCCCTACCGCACCGGCTGCTGGCACGTCGCACCCGCCGTGCTCGATGCCGCGCGCCGCGAGAACGAGGCCGCGATGGCGGAGCTCCTCCGCTGCCGCGAGAGCGACACCTGGCCCACCGGCTTCGAGTCCATGCGGCAGTTCGACCGCTCCTGAATCACCACGTCACCACCAACCCAAAGGGGAAACCAATGAAGCTCATCAAGCAGATCCAGCGAGGCAAGTCCGCACCACCGCGCCGGGTGCTCGTCTACGGCACCCACGGCATCGGCAAGACCACGTTCGGCGCGATGGCCGAGCGGCCCGTGTTCATCCAGACCGAGGACGGCCTCGCGGGGGTCGACACCGACCGCTTCCCGCTGGCCACGCGATTCGGCGACGTGCTCAACGCGCTCGGCGAGCTCTACACCGAGGAGCACGACTACCGCACCGTCGTCGTCGACAGCATGGACTGGCTCGAGCGCCTGATCCACGCGGAGGTCTGCCAGAAGCGCAGCGTCGAGAGCATCGAGGACATCGGCTACGGCAAGGGCTACGTCTTCGCGCTGCCCATGTGGCGCGAGGTGCTCGCCGGGCTCGACGCACTGCGAAGCGAGCGCGGCATGGAGGTGATCCTCGTCGCGCACGCGCAGATCGAGAAGTTCGCGAACCCCGAGACCGAGACCTACGACCGCTACGCGCCGAGGCTCCAGAAGCTCGCGAGCGCCCTCGTGCAGGAGTGGTGCGACGAGGTGCTCTTCGCCACCTACCGCGTCCACACGCGCACGGCGACGGAGGGCTTCGACCGCAAGCGCGTCCAGGCGATCGGCACCGGCGAGCGGATCCTCCGCACCACCGAGCGTCCCGCGCACGTGGCGAAGAACCGCCTTGCGCTCCCCGACGAGATCCCACTCGACCACCGTGTCTTCGCGGCCTACGCGCGTGGCGAGAACCCCATCGAGACGGCCGTCACCGAGAGCTGAACCAGCAAGGAGCACACCACCATGGCATTCATCAACTTCAACGCAGCCGACGTCGACCCCAACCAGAGCTTCGAGCCCATCCCGGCGGGCAAGTACGTCGCGGCGATCGTCGACAGCACGACCAAGCCCACCAAGAACGGCGCGGGCGAGTACCTGGAGCTCGTCTTCGAGGTCCTCGAGGGTCCCTACAAGGGCCGCCGCGTCTGGGAGCGGCTGACGCTCAAGCACGTGAACGACACGACCGTGCGCATCGCGCGCGGCAACCTGTCGGCCATCTGCCGGGCGGTCGGCGTCATGGCGCCGAACGACTCGTCGGAGCTGCACGACCTGCCGCTCTCGATCACGGTGGCGCTCAGGAAGCGCGACGACAACGGCGAGATGGCGAACGTCGTGAAGGGCTTCGCGAAGCGCGAGGCACCCGCCTCGACGCCGCGCGCAGCGGCTGGAGGCGCGCCCTGGAAGCGCTGACGCGCAGGCTCACAATGGATCCACGTTCATTCATCTGCGAGGAATGCGGCAAGCCCGCCGCGCGGACGGCACCGGTGCAGCGCTACTGCCCCGGCTGTTCCGCGCGGCGGGATCTTGAGCGCAAGCGACTCTGGGCGCGTTCAAATCCGCCAGGCGAGAAATCAAGGAGCCGGGCGGTGGCGCGGCTCAAGCGACTCCGATCCCACGTGGTAGAGGCCGGTGCGGCGGAAAGCGCTGCGCAACGACGCGGCATCACGTGGGAAGCCGAGCCAGGACCGGATCTCCTCTGGCTTGTTCGGGCGCGAGTCCCATTCACGTACGCGGTATCGAAGAACCACATCTACACGATGCGGGCAGCCGGGCACGTGGCGCTGAGACGTGAGGCCCGGCAATCGCGATCGGCGATTGCGGTGGCGGTGCGGCGCGCGCTTGGAGATCAACGCGTTGCGCGCAACAAGCTGTGGCTCGACATCCTCGTTCAGAAGCCCGATCACCGCGGCGATGCGGTGAACGTGATTGACCTCGTCTGCGATGCGGTCAAGGACGGGATCGGGCTCGATGATCGGTGGTTCTGCATCCGTCGGCTTGACTGGGAGATCGTCAAGCGCGATCCGGAGCTCGTCATCGGAATCGGCCAGGACTCGGACGTCGACTGCCAGATTTGCTCGCACTGCGGGCGTGCGAAGCCCCTCGATGCATTCAACCGGCGATCCGGCTCGCCGCAGGGAGTCGGAAGGGCGTGCCGTGACTGCCTGCGCAGCGGTCGAAGGCGTGCAAAGGACACCAAGGGAGCAAGCACAGATGGAACTCCGTGACTACCAGCAGGCCGCCGTCGAGGCGGTGTACGGGCACCTCAGGGAGCGCGACGACAACCCGCTCGTGGTGATCCCGACGGGCGGCGGCAAGACGCCCGTGATCGCATCGATCTGCCGCGACGCGGTGACGCTCTGGCAAGGGCGCGTCCTCGTCCTGGCCCACGTGAAGGAGCTCCTCGAGCAGGCCGTCGGGAAGCTCGACGCGATGGCGCCGGGCCTCGGCGTCGGCGTCTACTCGGCGGGCCTCGGCAGGCGGGAGCTCGAGCACCCGGTGACGGTCGCGGGCATCCAGTCGATCTGGCAGCGCGCTGGCGAGCTCGGGCCGGTCGACCTCGTGATCGTCGACGAGGCGCACCTCATCCCGCCGGACGACGGCGAAAGCATGTACCGGCAGTTCCTCGCGGACGCGAAGCTCGTGAACCCGCTCATGCGCGTGATCGGCCTGACGGCGACGCCGTTCCGCATGCGCACGGGGATGATCTGCTCGCCGGAGGGGATCCTGAACCACGTCTGCTACGAGGTGTCGGTGGGCCAGCTCATCGAGCGCGGCTTCCTCTCGGCGCTCCGGTCGAAGGCGGGCAAGGTGAAGGTCGACATGAGCGACCTCAAGATCCGCTGCGGCGAGTTCGTCGCGAGCGAGGTCGAGCAGGCATTCGACACCGACGAGGTGGTCGAGAGCGCATGCGCGGAGATCGCGGCCGAGACCAGGTCGCGCCGCAGCACGCTGATCTTCGCCGCCGGGATCACCCACGGACTGCACGTGGTCCGCGTGCTCGGCGAGCGGCACGGCATCGAATGCGGCTGGATCGACGGCACGACCCCGGCGAGGCAGCGCGAGAGCACCATCGAGCGCTTCCGCTCCGGAGCGCTGCGGTACCTCGCCAACGTGAACGTGCTGACCACCGGGTTCGACTCGCCCAACGTCGACTGCGTGGCGCTGTTGCGGCCGACGGCGTCGCCCGGGCTCTACTACCAGATGGTCGGCCGCGGATTCCGCCTCGCGCCGGGGAAGGCCGACTGCCTCGTCCTCGACTTCGGCGGCAACGTCATGCGGCACGGGCCGGTCGACGACCTGCAGCTGCGCGAGCGAAGCCCGGGCGGCCGCGACGCACCGATGAAGGAATGCCCCGGGTGCAACGCACTCGTTCCGATCGCGACGTGCGAGTGCGCCGAGTGCGGCCATGCGTTCCCCGAGGCCGAGCGCGAGCGGCACGACCCGACCGCGACCACGGAGGAGGTGCTCAGCGGGCGCAAGCCGCCGAAGGTCCAGCCCGTCTTCGAGGTGCGCTACTTCGTGCACTGGAAGCGGACCGATCCCGATGCGCCGCCGACGATGCGCGTCGAGTACCGCACGGGGCTCGGCACCTGCCAGCGCGAGTGGGTCTGCTTCGACCACCCCGCGGGCAGCTACGCGCGCCGCAAGGCCGAGGAATGGTGGCGGCTCCGCTCGGATGCGCCGGTGCCGGAGAGCGTCGAGGAGGCGGTGTGGCTCGCCGAGGGCGGCGCGCTCGCGGACTGCAAGGGCATCGTGGTCACGCGCAAGCCGGGCGAGCAGTACGACCGCATCAAGTCCCACGAGCTCGGCCCGATCCCCGCATGGACGGAGCCCGAGCGCAAGCCCTACACGCTTCCCGAGGTCCCCGACGACGGGATTCCCTTCTGATGCAGCAGCCAACCACCATCGACGCGGCCCTCGCGTGCATCGCGCGCGGCTGGTGCCCGGTCCCTGTCCCCCACGGCTCCAAGGGACCGCTGATCCCGGGCTGGCAGAAGCTCCGCATCGCGGGCGACGACGCCGAGCGGCACTTCGCGGGCGACGCCAACATCGGCGTCCTGCTCGGCGAGCCCTCCGGCTGGCTCGTCGACGTCGACCTCGACTGCGAGGAGGCTCGCGAGGCCGCGGACCGCTTCTTGCCGCCAACCGCCTGCGTGACGGGCCGGGCGTCGAGCAAGGCGAGCCACCGCTGGTACGTGGCCCACGGCGCCCGCACGAGGCAGTTCCGCGATCCCGTCGACCGCTCGATGGTCGTCGAGCTCCGCAGCACCGGCGCGCAGACGATCGTCGGGCCGAGCGTCCATCCGAGCGGCGAGCGCTACGACATGCTCGAGGGCATCCCCGCGACCGTCGACGCCGAGGAGCTCGAGGCCTGCGTCCAGCGCCTCGCCGACCACGTGGTCGCGCGCCGTCACCGGATCGCGGAGCCG